GGCTAGTTCCAGAATATCCTGTACCCCCAGCTAACGGGCCAGCGCCAGTTAAGAAGTTTGCATAACCAGATAGCATTTGTTGGGGCATATTATATTGACCAACAAAGTTTTGATAATTTAAATCTAACCCAGCTTGATTTCTAGCGCGATTCATCGCACCGATATTCATCGCCGAGCTAACATCGCCTTGACGGAACCCTTGTTCAGCGCCAGCTAATCCTTGATAAGCGCCAGCAGCGCCCGTTTGCGCTCCAGATAAACCACCGGCTAACCCAGCTAATCCCGACGAAGCTCCTGCTCCCATATCGTAAAACTGTCGGCCTGCACCTGTACCCATACCGTAAAGTTCAGAACCGGCTCCGGACAATGCACCTGCCGTACCCATTTTAGCACCGTAACCAGTTTGACCGATATTACTCAGGTTAGTACCTAGCCCCGAGCGATAACCAGACCGTTGAGAACCTAAAGCACCGACAGTGCCTGCGAGACGCTCTCGGCTTCCGCCCATCGCCCCGCCTAATCCAGCAATCTCAGCTCCGGAACCACGGTAAGCTGAACCCCGTTGACCAGCGGTTCCCGCTAGTAGCTGGGCTAATCCCGACTCCGCGCCTCCTGTCTGCGCACCTAAGCCAGCCGTCATACCTGCCGCGCCTGCTTCAGCGGCTCTAGCCCTACCAAATTCTCCCATCGCAGCGTCACGAGCACTTTGATAGCCTTGGCTACGCAATGCGCCAACAGCTTCCATCATCCCACGGTTCGCGGCTATATCGGATTCTTCTTGCCCTAATCGACTACGAGAACCACCAAAAGCTCCTGAACCAATTTCACTAGCTCGCCTACCGATATCGCTTTGAGCTTGTCCCTTTTGAATATCTTTAATGGTCTGTTGTACAACTGCATCTTCATATGGATTCATATACGAAGAAACAGAAGACGGATCAAATCCTGCAGTGCTTGCGCGAGTTTGTTGCAGAGCTTCTTCTAAATACGGACTCTGGGCAGATACTCCTCGACGGGCAGCTTGGTCAGCGGCACTTAAACCACTTATTTCTGCTTCGCGACCTTGTCGTACTCCTGCAATACCTTCTTTATAAAAAGGATCGGTTATTGCTTGACCTTCGCGAGCGATGCGTTCTGCTTCAGAAGCGTAATCTAACCCTTCTCGCTCTGCCCCACGAAAAGAGCCTTCCGCTTGACCAAGACGACCCATAAGTCCTTGTTCTGCTTCGGACGTTTTATCTATACTTCGACCAAGGAAATCAGTTCCTTGTCGTAATCCGGTACGAGTATAGTCTTCACCTTGTTGTTGTGCACGAAGTAGTGCGGCTTTAGCTTCTGCGCTACCGCCTGCCATCGTAGCTAAGGCTTCTTCGGTTAATCCTTTAGCGCGAGAAAGATACGGGGCGTATGCACCGATACCTTGATCAGCAAGTTCCATTGCATATTCTTCTCTAGGAGAAAATTCTGCAATACGATCCCCCGTATAAGTAAACGGGTTAGTATCCGCTCCACCTAAATTTTCAAATTGGCTACGGTAGTACGCCTCAACTTGAGGCATAAGACCAAAACGATTCCCTGACCCCATAAGGAGGTTATAGATATTTTGATCGGGAGCCTGATAACTATACGCTTGATCGTTCTCAGCCATGATTATTTACCAAAGTTAACTTTATCAAGAGCCGCGATTCCTTTTTCAAAATCACCGCCGCCTATATTCTTTACGCCTTGATGTGAAACAACGTATTCTTTATCGCTTGCCCATATCGGTACTAAATCTTCTTTTGGGCCTCCAGGCCCGTCAATTTCACCGCCATCTAAAAACAATTTACGGCCTAGTACACTACCACCATCTTCCATACCGATACGTTGGCTGCGGATGGCTCCTGGCTGAAACCTAGGACGCGGAGCGCGAATAGGGGTTTTACTTTCACGTTTACCGCCGCCTCCGAGAGCTTGGCCAAGAACTTTACCAATATCTTGCCCCGAAGACATAAGCTGTTTAGCAACTAATGGGTTTTCATCTAAATACTTTTGGAACTTTTCTAAACGAGAAGGTTTTTCCCCATCTATTGTAACTGGAGAGTTTACTTGACCTACTGTTTTCGAGGGATCATCAACGGCGTCTTGTATTGCTTGTTCTGTAGCACCTAGTGTAGTGTTATCTGTTTGGGTAGGGTTTTGTAGTGCATCGTCTAACGCAGCCTGCATTTCCGGAGTGGCTGTTGCAGATAAATCTGGCATCGCGTCCATCATTTGTTGGCTTTGAGCCAGTGCGTCTGCTATTCGTTGTTGTTCAGCTATTTGTTCAGCTATTCGAGCAACGGCGTCACCCGTAATTGCTCTACCTGTCGTTTGTTGTAAAGGCGCGTCGACACGCTTACGGTATTCGTCGTTAAGCGTATTAACTAGTCGTTCACCGCCAAGATTCCCGATTCCCGTATTCGCGCCGTAAGTTGCGTAACGGTTGAGAATATCCATCGTAACGTCGCGAGGCATTCCAATATCTTCGCCTTGCTCTACAAATTTAGTAGCATTAGATTCAGGATTAGTCATCGAATTTATTAAAGATTGACGTTGGTCATCGTTGTAAATACTAGCCATTAAGCCACCGCTACCGTAATGTTGCCGTTAGTAACCACCTGAACCGTACCAACACTCCCTGTTGCGCTCAGTCCAGAGGTACTTGGCGTAGATATGTTCTGCCAAGAATTGCCCAAATATACTTGAAGAACCTCTTCTGTAGTATTCCAAATAATATCGCCTACCGCAAAACTTAACTCGTCCCTGTTAGAGCTTGTGTACTGAGGAGTTGCTGTAGGATCGAATGACCCTAAACCAAGCTCCAACACCCGCATAGCCCTGTTAAAAGCTCCACTATCTACCGGATCTTGGTTAACAACAGGCAATCTTCCGTTAAGAATTCTAGCCATTACCGTCTACCGTTAGGCTGTATTTCTAAACGAGTTGCACCAATTATAAATCCTACTCCTAAACGATCTCCCATTTCTCCGTTATCGTCAGATTCGAAGCGTACCGCCGCTTGTCGGCCCCTAGCGCGGGTATCTATTTTAGTCGTACTTCCGGTAAAGGAAGACGTTATATCCGTCGTAAGGGAATCTCCAGGATAATTACGAGCCTTTAACACGAAGTTAATCGCCTGCGTACTGCCGGAATTACCCGTAAACTTAACGTCTGGGATACATCTACGAATAAATTGGAACTGGTCTCCTTCCCCAATATCGAAATCAGCACTTTCAATGAAGACGTTATCCATAGGAACCTCGTCATCATCGTTCCCTGATTCGTGGGAATAAACGTAAGAAGTAGAGCTATATTTACCAGTAGCCCGAGGAAAAGACTCGATTCCTTCGTCTAACCATGCGGTACGAGAAAGCTGTCCAATAGACCATGATTGTTCGATGTAGTTGTAACTAACATAGCTATCTGGCTCAGTGCTAGTTCCAGAACAATAAAACCAACCAACCTCGTCAAACTGCTTATTTACGAATCCAAATACTTGGAAGGCTTGACCGACGTTTAAATTGTCAAACACATAAGAATGGACACTACACGGTGCGGGTTGTACAGCTCCGTTGTAAGTATAAAAGCCTTTCTTATCCATCCAAAAAACACCGTTAGGAGTGTTTACCGCAGCATTCGGGCTGATCAAACTTACGCCTTCGTTAATAAGAGTAAGACCAAACGTATTTGGAGGGCCAATAAACTGTAAGCTATACATTGCTACGTCAGTCCATACGAGCGTTTCTTGTCTAGCTCGTAACCCACCGATAATCTCTGAGCCTGCTGAACATCGTAACGAACCCGCAGTATTTGTAGCGCGTGGCTCCCAATCAAATGGGTTTTCTTGATCTGAAAATGCAATAAGTAGCGGATCTATTACCTCAGACCTACTGCCGTTTTCTATTGGGTCTGCACCTAATAAAACAACATGTCTATCAACATCAGAAACTAAAACTTGTAGTCCAACTGTAGGTGCAAGATTAGCTCCTACGATGTCTTTAAGAGCTTTAGCTCGCTGAGAAGAGGTAGAAAAATCCCAGTAAAAAACACCGCCTGCTCGCACATTGGAAATTAGGTCTTCACCAAAATTATCCATTGACCACAAACGTAGCTGATTGGTAGACGATAGTGAGCTACTTGAACCCCAAGAACCGCTACCCCATGTACTAACACCGTAGCCAGCACCGGCTACAAAAACATCTAAGCCGACGTTAATTTGGTACGCGCCTACTGTGGACGATCCGCCGTTACCAGTATCTGAAGCATTCGCCGTTACCGTAGCTCCAGAAGTATCCTTAGCTGCTATCGTATAAGAATTAGTGTTTACTACAGAAGCGACTTGATACTCTTGGTTTAAAACAGCTGCTGTAATATTGCCGCCTAACGAAGCTGCTCCGGAAAACGTAACAAAATCATTCAAAACCACACCGTTAGCTGTATCAGTAACTGTAATAGTAGAAGAACCATTAGTTGCAGAAAAAGTAACGTCTCCTGCAGCGGTAGTTTCTCGAAGAGGAGTAATGTCGTTGTACGCCGCGCCCTCCTGCCAATACAATTTAGACGTTGTTCCTATGCCTAGGATTTTAGTACCGTCTAAAGCTACCCAGCCATGTAACTTTCTACCTGTCCCTGTAAAAGAAGACTGAATATACTTTACCCAGCCGCCAATCTTTTCTGGAAGCCCCTGACGAAACCGTACTAGATTAGCGTCAAACCAGCCGCCCTCCGCTGAATAGTCGGTGCCTTCTTTGTTGATTCCTGGATTGAAGATAAACTTCTGCAAAGGCATTAGCGATACTCCCCAGTCCTTATCATTTCAGTAACTTCTTCGGCTCTTCGACCTACTTGTTTGGCCCAAAGGCTATCCATAAACTCATCCGCAGCAATATCAAACTGCTCACGGGACATGGCTTCTAGCGCATTAACAAACCCTCGCAGCCGCGTAATACCTAGATTGAAGCACATATCGACCATAGCATCTCGTCTAGCTTTGTTCAGCCCTCCGTACCAGTAATACGCATCTTGCAATTCTTGGTGACAACGCTCTAAGTCGTTATGTAACAAGTAGTCAATCTCATCTTGCGACAAGCCCAGCCCAGACTCGGATATATTTCGGCCTACGCCTATGGTTTCAAAGCCCTGAGTACATTTGTAAACATGGGATTTGACGCCTTCATGACGCTTAACCATTTCAATTAGCTCGCCCATTACTTCTCCCGTGCGACAGAGTTAACCTTTTCGTAGGAGCGCATAGCGCCCAAGCCCAACATCCCCATCATAACAGGCACAAGCAGCGTTGTATCTACTTCTGGCACTACGAACCAAATACCAAGGATGTTGGCAATTATGGTGTTGTACAACAGGCCAAGAGCGCATATCCAGCCGATGCAAGGTCTCCAACCAGCAACAAATAACGACTTATGTGCGGCTTCCATTTTGTTGATTTCTAGCTGGCCCTTGAGCGCCTCATGCGAGTGCTTTTCAGACATAGTGGCAATCTCATGGGCCAAGGCGTTCTTTTGATCCTTGTCCTCTATGAACTTGTCCAACAGCCCTGTAACTGGCCCTACTAACGATGCAACGATACTCATATCTACTTCCTGTTTGACCACGCTTGAGCGCCAAAGAAGGCTGCAAGTATACCCGCAACGGAAACGAAATAGACTGCGGCCATGTCACCTAAAATCGTCGCTGCCTGCGCCAGCCCGAAAAGCTCCGATGCAACAACTAATGACGGGTACAGCAACATTCCCCACAAGGCGAACCAACTCATGGCTCGTTGAGCATCAGCACGTTCATGCTGTAGACGTAGCTCTTGTAGCTCTTTGCTTGTGTTTAGTTCGTCATCAGTAACAACGCCATCCCCATCCGCATCGTATTCGGCGTATTCACTTCCTTCTTGTAAACGCTTTGCTGCCATACTAATCCCAAGTTTTTGTGTTGGCTCCCACCCGCTTCGGAATGCAGTAAGCCGTTATGTTTTCTTGCATCTGGTAGTTTCGATTAATCTGGGTCTTTCCGGTGCTTACATAATAGGCAAACGTATTACACCGCGTAATATCACGAAAGTAGAACTGGTCAGGAATTGGCTCACCGTTTACAACCACAACAAGCAGGAAAGCCATCATCACCTTGTCAACCAAGTGATTAAGACCGCCAATGTCATCGGCAACAAAAGCATAATGACCGCGATAACAGTCATTATCTCTCTAACATCCTTCCAAAACTTTTTCTTTTCCGCAGCCTTACGCGCCAGTTCTGCTTGTTTGGCCTTTCTAGCTTCAGCCATCGAAGCCATCGCTTCTTTATAAAGGTCGCCGTTTCCGCTCACGGTAAATAGGTCGCGAATCTCGCGCATGGTTTCTTGGATCTGCTTCTTGGCTAGTGCCGCCTTTACAGCATCAGCCTCTGACAGCTTGCCCTCGTTTTGAGCACGTTGTAGCTCGACTTCGGCACCACCAAGAGTCGATAAGAAACTAGAAATACTGGAGATGTCGTCGGTGGTCTCAGCGATCTGTTTTATCGCACTGGTAGCAGCATTTACGCCAGCTACGATAGCTGCGATTTCACCAATCATGGTTAGGCCATAAACTGCGGCAAAGCTACTGCAACAATCACCGTGACATATACGCCCCAAATCATTAGCTCAAGGCGATCAAACCGCTTACTCCCATCTTGGAGGCGCTGCTCAATACCTTGATAGCGGATAGCGCACTCTTTCTCGTGCGCTTCAATCTTTGCTATAGCTTTTTCAGTGGGTGTCACTTGTCTTTAGCCTTACCTATGTTGATGGCAAGCAAATCAACGAAGCGATACAGCTTTGCGATCCACTCATCATCTTTGGGTGTCGGGGTGCTCGCAGCAATCAGCGATGCAATAGTCACAATCGTCGTGACCGTCGTGACTATGGTAAGTAAATCCATGACTACTTAGCTCCTTTTTTCTTAGACTGAGATATCTACCCTTTGTGTTGGAGCAAGTTCTGTAGCCTCAATCTTGTTACCTTTCTGGGTATACAAGGTAGGCATTACTGTCTCCACCTTCTCTTTCACGGGTTCGCCTTCTGCGCCTGTACGCAGACGCTCTTGTTTTTCAACAGCAATCTGCTTCCAACTAACTTGAGCAGATCCGGTTACCGAACCCACGTCCATAGTCTACTGCACCACTTCCGCTTCTGGCTCTTCGTCTTCAGCAGGTTTAACTGCATTGACGATAGCTTCACCGTAAGCGTTCAGCACAACCTGACGCTCGTTAACCTGCATTTGCAGACGTGCGATTTCTTGGCGGATCTCAGCAACACGCGCAACGTGCATCTGGGTTTCAACAGTCAACTCAGACACGTTATGTTCTTCGTCGTTAATGACGATTGTTTGCTCTTCGCTCATTACCAAGGTACTCCGTCAGCGGTTTCAGGCGTGATCTGCCCGTCGATGTTGGCTTGCAAAGACGTTTGAATCGCATCTTTGTCCACGCCATCAGCCCAGCACCAACCAAGAACATCAGCCTCAGTTAAATCCGCATATGGGATGTAATCGGAGGCCGAGGGGTCTGGGGTAAACCCACTAGTGCCGTAGCTTGTAGCGGTGTAGGTCACAGCGTCATCACCAGAGCCTTGCGTCTGCGAGGCATTGCATTGCCAGTGCGCGACGATTACCGCGCCGTTCATATCTTCGGGCAAAAGGTCTCGTTCAAGGGTTGAGATGACCCATTGAAAAGTAGCTGACATTAGTCATTCTCCAGTTGTTGTACGCGAGCGCGTAGTGTTTGTATTTCTTTGACAAGCATTGGGACTAGCTTCGAGTAGTCCACAGCCATCATTTCATCTGATTCAGCGTCTCCAGTGACCGCTTCAGGTGCAACACTTTGTAGCTCCTGTGCAATCATGCCGTAGTCCTGATGTGAGCCATCAACAATCCAATCAAAC